CATCGTCATACTTTTCTGAAATAAAGTCGCCTGGGTATCGGGGGAAGGATAGCAAAACAACCTTGCCTAAGTCAGGGAAACGAGAGTCTACAGAACCACGGAATGCCTTATAGATATTTTCAGCAGTCTTACCTTGTTCGTTACCTGTTCCTACTTCAGATGCAAAGCCAGAGATCTCGTCAAGAACTGCAAGCAAAAGGTTTAAACCCTCATGTGATTCACGCTCTGAGTGACCAGAGTAAACTGTAATAGATTTATCAAACTCAACTGAGTCTGCTTTAGCGTTGTACTTTCCTGCAAACCAAGGAGATCTTTCAATCTTTGATTTAAAACCTTTAAAGAAAACATTCTTAGCCTGCTGTGCGTTAATAGCAACATTGATTAGGTCAATAGCATCGCCAGATGGCTTACCAAAATACTTTGCTGGGTCTTTTAAACATAGAAGTTTGTATACGATATATGCACATGCTACTGTTGATACGAAGTCTTTTCCAGATCCCTTGCCAAGTTGCAGAATAATTTCGTTCTTGGTGTATTTTTCAAAGTATCTTGTGCCTTCTTCTTCTCCCATTATGTCAATGAGATCTTCTTTACGATATATTTGGCTCATTGCTTCAACTATGTCATACTGTATGTCAGACAGCCCAGGCTGACCTAAGTATGCATCACCCTCAACAAATGTTTTTGCATCTACTGGGTTTTCTTCAAAGTTGTTATCTTTTAGGACTTCAAAAAAATCATTGAATGTCGTGGACAACTGTAATCACCTCGTTGTCTTTTGCAAATGAAGACAGTCTACGCATTATCTCATCACGAACCTGCGGATACTCAGATGCAATATCTTTTAATATTGAAACAAGAACTTCTTGACGGCGCTCAATCTCCACCATCTCTTCAGCAAGTTCTTTATTTTCAAGAAGGCCAGCCTTCTGTAGCATGTCAATTCTTTTAGACTCAATGTCCATAACAAGTTTAATCGCAGCAGTCTTTGCACTAAGATTATTTGTCATTGATGCTTCGTCAATAACTTCATATGTACGAGAGACTAACTTGCTGTAGTGAGTATCTGCAGCAGCCAAGGCTTCTTTAGCACGAGCACGGATAGCATCATTAGCAGATGCCATAACTTTCCACTCATTAATAAGAGTTACCACTCTTTGTCTTGGAATGTCAAGTTGTTTAGAGATTACAGTTGGATCGTTGCCCTTTAGGTATTCTTCTACAACTAAGTTTACTTGATCTAAATGCTTAACTAAATCATCTTCGGTTGACATATTTACCCTCCAACCTATTGATTTCATCCTTGATATAAAATATTGCTTTTTCTAAATCTTGAATAGTTTTTTCTTCATCTTTAAGTCCTGCTCTCCACAAATACTTAAACGCATTGCCAATATTAAAGTTACGATGTCTAGTAATCTCTATACACTCAATACCAGATGGGTCTGAGGTGTAATGTAAAGGGTTGTTTACTTGATCAACTGTTATGTTTAAATTCTCACTCATCATCTTCCTCCCAATCAAATGCTTCTGGGACTCCCTTTAGTATAGTAAAGGCAAAAGCAAAACCAACACTGCCTACTACAGCAAGTGCTATCAACGCTTTTTCAATTTTATTCATCGTCTTGATTTCCTTAATCCAAATTTAGCAAGGTAAACATAGATAGTTTCTAGAGAACATCCACATTCCTTTGCAATATCTTCTGGTGTCTTTTTATCCATAAGATATCTCTTACGCATAAAGGTTTCACTTGTATATAGTTTAGCAGCCATGATACTATTTGTCAATTCCAATTGCTTTACCCCAATTTTTTATCGCCCAGTGCCCAATGCCACACGCATCGGCAACATCATTATCAGTAATAGTTCTATCATAGATTGTATTAATAAATCTGATAGTTCTTTCTTTTCTAAGCATACGCTCATGCGCTTTATAATAGGACTCAGATTTTCCAGGTATTTGTGAACGAATAAACAACTGTTCATCCTTAGATATTTTTTTATTACCTATAAAATTTTGCCAAGTAATAGGAGAAACTTTTCCTATAACCTTTGTACCAGTTTGTCCTGCTGATCCAAGTATTGCTCCCTGAACCAAAGCAAGATCTGCTGCGGTCTTTGGGCTATTCATAAAGACAGTATGCTCAATTACAATTGCTTCAAACCCACCGTAAATATCAAAAAATGCTTTTACTTTTTTACCAGCATCCATAACCTTTTCGTATACATTACTTCCTTCAAAATATATTTTTCCTACAGACTCAAGATCATCGCCAGAAAATAATGCAAAGGCAAGGCTGTTTGTGCTGGCATCAATAGCACAAATTTTGTGTGGCTTTACTTCTAGGCCCCATTTATTTTTTACCATTTAGTTTTCCTTTTATTTCTTTGATTGCTTTATTTACTGCGTCTGGATTTACTGCACAAGAAGAACATATCGGATCATCGTTATATATAGAAAGAGGTAAAGAACAAGACTTGCAAAGCCTTACCTTACCTTTTCTTTTTTGCCTTTTTGATTGCAGATATCTCGCTGCAATTTTTTCTTTTGTTGCAATGTCTCTACAATTTTGAGAACAATATATCTGATAGGATACGGTTGGCTCAAAATTATTATCGCAGCATCTACAATTGTTCACCGAGAATCTCCAATGGCGCTATTTTTAGTACGCCTGGGCCTGCAGACTCACATGCTTTTTTAATTGGGCATGACTTGCATATCTTGGAGTTTGATCTATAGTTTTTGTTTGGCAGGGTTCTGTCTTCCCATGTCTTGCGAACTAGTCTCATCCAATCAAATGCCTGGTCTACCCACCGACGGTAATGATCGTTTACATCTACAGGGATCAAAAGGAGTTCATGATTATTTTTATTTTCATAAATCATAACACCAGTTGGTCTCTTTAAGATCTTCATATAGATTAGTAACTGCATCAAGTGACCATTCTTGGCCTTGCCTGATGCCTTTCTATATTCAAACCCTTCGTTCATCATTGTTTTAATTTCACCAATGAGTTCTTGGCCTTGCCAATCAAACATGACATCCCCATATCCAAAGATAGGAGGATCTTGATTTGTAATCTTGAACTCTGTGGTGGCTTCGTTATTTTCATCACGATAAACTTTTGCTATTCCAGCGTTTAGCATTGCGTTTTGAATTCTTGCATGTGACAGAGTTCCTGCAGTCATATTGGCTGCGCTATAAGCATCTGCATTATCTTCGAACATCTGCCCATCAAAAGCAAGGTACCAGTATCGAGCACACTCACCATGCCCGTAGGCAATAGTTGATGGAGCAAAAGTCTTCTTTGTTGTATGCTTATCTACACGAGTAATCGTATAGCCTTCTTTAATCTTTGCCTCAAGCCCAGCAATATCGATGGGGTGAATTGGCTTTTCTTCTGGCTTTATCATTACAGTATGCAATAAATTCTTCGTCATCATTTCTCGTTTCTATTAGTATAAGTATAGCAGATTAGCGGGTGATGTATTTTAAGGCAGAAACAAGATTGTTGATTGACTCTGCTGCAGTATAATAAAGATTTTTTTTGCCACGATCTGACTTGTCGACATTAGCCATCCAAGTTGCTTTGAATGCCATCTTAGCAGCAATAGCCTGAAGTCTTACTATCTCTACTGTAGCAACATTTAAAGGAATGTCTGGCTTAAGAATTACCTTAGCAATAAATGTAAGCGCTGTAGTTAGTTCTTCGTCTTGCATATAGTCTGCAATTTCTGCAAGACCGTTTACCATATCAATCGTAGTGTTCTCGTTTTGCATTTTGTTTTTCCTTTTTAAGAGTTGTCGTTGTTTGTTTTAGTTACTTCTGCTTCTTTTGCAAAAAAATCGTTGTTGTATTTTAAAAATGTTGGATCTGATTGCCAGACCTTAAGTCTTTCTTTTCTTCTTTCTGGATCACGAGAAACAAAATTTAATGTTTCGAAGTCTTCTCTTGTTGAAAAATGCATTGTCAAAACTTCAGTATTGTCTCCTTCTTTAAACAATACAGGCTCTCTCCAGTGTACCTGACCAGCACCCCAAAATACAAGAAGATCTCCGTACTGAAGATTAAAACTTTCACCTTCGATTACTATCGGCCAATCTATGTTAGCCCCCAACTGATAATCCATTGTCATTTTAGAAAAATAATTGTCTGAATCGTAGTGTACTGGTAATTTTGGATTTGAAATGGAGTTATGGTCTTTATTGTAACTTAGGTAACTGTTGTGGTACATAAAAACCTCTTCTCCAACCATATCTGAAGCAAACTTTTCAAGTTTTCTTTGTATGTGTATTGGGTACATTACTTCTATCTGCATTCTTGATAGTTCAGCCAGCACCATTGGTGCGTAGAACTCGTCCAAGTCCTTAGCATTCTTTTGATACTTGATAATTGCTTGTAAAACCTCTACTTCTTCATCAGTAAAGAAGTCTTTAATAATTCTTGGTACTACTTTTATTTTTGGTTCGTGTCCTGTGTTCATAATACTATTATACACCATCCTCTGTAAGTTGTTCTAAAATGCTCATCTCAATTATAGCAAGTCTTACCTTTGAGTTACCCTCGCCGATTACAACAACAATGGCTGGGTCTTTACCATTCTTTATGGCATCTGTTGTAGCCTTAGCCCAAACCTCTTTGTTTAAAGTAAATGACTTACCAACCTCTTTAAAATCTACAACAAAGTTTTTCCAGGAAGCATCTCCCTTTTGTGTGTTACGTCCAGAGTTTTTATGCTGCTTGGCACCTATTCTCTTAGACTCACTCTTCTCCGTCAAAGTCGCTCTTCTTTCTTTTTCCTAAATAAACCTTTGTAAGATGCTTATCTTTACACATCCAACTTAACATCTTTTCATCTGCATAGCATCTTAGCGTTGGAACTATGGCTTTGCATGTATGGCAGACCCACTGTCCAGTATAGATAGTAAAGTTAGCCATTTAGTTTTGACTTAATTGATTCTTGCAAGTCAAGATCCTCTCTAACACGATTTACAAATGCTTCTTTACCCTGAACCTTTGTGCCATCAGGAAGTATGTACCAGGCACCTGTGCGTTCCACAATGCCGTTTAGTTCTGCGGTAGTAACCAAGTCACCAATGGTATCAAGACCAATATCGTCACCTCTAAAGTAAAAATCATACTCACCAGACTGGAACCCTGGAGAGGTTTTTGAGAACTGAAGTTCCCACTTAATAGTTCTGCCAACCTTTTCTTCAATTAGTTTATCCCCTACTTTAATCTTTCCTTTAATCGCTTGATTGTCGGACTCGGAACTAAATAACTTAATAATGCAAGAAGAATAAAACTTAGTAGCCTGACCACCAGAAGGCTGCTGGCTAGTATACATAGCATTAATATTATTACGAGACTGGGAAATAAGAACAAGAAGAGTAGGCTTAACCTTGTTGTTAGCATAATTAAGCATTTTCCATGCGTTACTAAAGTCACGGGACTCTGCTCCAATCTGTTTAGTATTTTCCAAAGCCTTCATCTCATCAGTATCTTTTTCAAAATAGATTGCTGGAAGCATTGATGTAATAGAGTCTACCACAATTAGGTCAACCCCAGCGTTCATTAATCCAACGCCTACGTCCACCATGTCACTAATAGTTCTTGCCTGTGAGTAAATTAATTTTTCTGGATCTACCCCCAGAGTTCTAGCCCAATCTTCTGAGTATGACATTTCTGAGTCAATCCACGCACACAGTTTGCCCTCTGCTTGTGCTAGAGCAATCATTTGAAGGCACATAGAGGACTTTGCAGAGGACTTTGACCCCCAGATAAGAACTTGTCTACCATAAGGAAGACCACCACCCAGAGCACGGTTTAAGCCAAAACTAGGTGTTGGCTGATACTCATAGTTAACACCTACTCCGCTACCTAATCTCTTTCTTAACTTGGGATCAAGTTGTGCTAATGCTTCTTCTATACTAACCGACATGTACATCCTCCAATGTTACTGTTCCGTCTTTTGTTTTTCCAAAATCAAACTTGTACGACTTACCTTCTTCAATATTCATATATGCTTTTGCAAATGATGTAGGAAATACTGTGATTGAATGAAGATCTCTGCTTGTGTCTGCAAGCGTAAGAGATGCCATCTTCTTTCCAGTCTTTGTAATTCTTGGTTTAAAAGAAACTACGAACATCTCATCATCCTTGTATGGAAGTTGCTTATAACTTAAGAACTTTACAAGTGCGTGAGATGATTCTTTTATCTCGTCAGATGGTATGAAAGATACAATCCTGTTATCATTACAAAGAACCAAGTAAGAACGACCAGTCTCAATAGTCGTATTCTCATCATCAAATATACCGACGCTGCCAGTTTTGTCCAAAATTTCAACTCGTGACCATCCCGTTCCTCGCTTAATTGATTTTACCATACCCATAAAAATGTATGATCCTTTTTCCTCAAAGTCAACAATATCCTGAATAAATGCATAATAGTGAGAAGGTATCGTAATATTAAACTCTGGAAGGTTTAGGTACTCATATAGATTCTCTTTAATTTCCTGATCATTTCTAGGATTATCATTAAAGGTCGCAGCACCAATAACTCTTAGTGCTTGTAGTGCACGACTATTTACTCCGTTACCCTTGGTAAATGTAAATTCTTCAAGTTCTTTGTACGAATTAAATGGTCGTGCCGATATGTATCGTTCACCAATCTTGTCAGATATGAACTTGATAGCACTGAGTCCAAACCTAATGCCTTTACCCTCAATTTTAAAATCGATATCCGAATCGTTAATGTGAGGTAACTTAACGCTAATGCCCATTCTTTTTGCTTCAATAAGATATTCAGTTCTCGCATCTTTGTCCTTTTCATTCTTTAGCACTGAGTACATAAACTCAAGTGGGTAATAATACTTTAGCCATGCTGTCCAATATGATAGCGTTGAGTATGCTACTGCGTGAGACTTATTGAATGAGTACCCTGCGTGAGCCTCAAAGTCATGCCAAAGATCACGAGCAAGGTTTGGAGAGATAAACTTAGATGCACCCTCTACGAACTTCTCTTTAAACTGATCAAATTCTTTAGCATCTTTTTTCTTTCCAATGATCTTTCTAACTTTATCTGCTTCCGACATGGACATACCGCCAAGGTGTACGCATGCTTGCATAACTTGTTCCTGGTAAAGAATACAGCCATAAGTGTCCTCCGTAAATTCTTTTAATACTTGGTGCGTGTAAGATATGTTTTGACGGCCATGCTTGCGATCAACATAGTCCTTGCCGATAGTATTCATTGCACCTGGGCGAACAAGAGCGTTCGATGCTGCAAGTTCGTTTAGGTTCTTAACGCCCATCTTAACAAGAAGGTTTGTGTATGGTGCTGCTTCACATTGAAACACACCCTTTGTGTATCCATCTGATAGCATTTGATAAACATTTGCATCATCCATCTTTATCTTAAGAAGATCGATTTTCTTTCCATCTCGTTCTTTAATTATGTCAATTGTATTTTTAAGAACAGACAAAGTCTTAAGACCTAGGGCATCAATTTTAATTAAACCAATTCTCTCAGCCTCCTCCATGTCAACACCAACTACAGGAATTCTTTCATCAGATCCAGTAGATGATCTTGTTTCAAGTGGTGCATATCTAAAGATTGGTTCCTTTGCAGTTACAACACCTGCTGCGTGAATGCCTGTTCCACGGATTCGACCACGAAGTTGTTCTCCATAAACCTCTACCTCTGGATACTTCTCACGAAACTCTCGTGTTGATTTAGATGTGCAGAAGTCATCCCAGGTGTCTACGGTCTTTAGTACTTTATTAACATCTGAAAGAGGTATGTTTAGTACTCGTGCAACATCTCTTACAATTCCTTTTCCAGTAAACTGTAAGAATGTAGCAATAGATGCAACATGTCGATACTGTCTAACAAGATAATCTTTAACTTCTTCACGACGAGTATCCTGAATATCTGTATCGATATCTGGAAAGTCGTTACGCTCTGGATTAATAAATCGGAAGAACAAAAGGTTGTGTTCAATAGGATCAATATCTGTAATCTTTAATGCATAACAAACAAGAGAACCAGCAGATGATCCACGACCTGGCCCAACCATAATCTCTTCCTTCTTAGCCCAGTTAATCATGTTACTTACAACAAGGAAGTATGGGGCAAACTTCTTGTCCTTAATAATCTGTAATTCTTCTTCAAGTCTATCAAGGTACTCTTGGTTTTCTGACAAACCTCGCTCTGCCAAACCTTCAAGGGCAACCTTAGCAAGTTCTTTATCAGGACTCTTGTACTGTACTGGAAGAAGGTTTAGTCCTTCTTGAATGCCATAGTCTCCTACTGTCTCTGCTAGTAGTAGTGTGTTTGAGTATATGTCAGGTCTATCTATCCCCTGCGATTCCATGGCTGCTTTAATCTCTTCGTATGAGAGCAGGTGGATATCAAACTTATTAAATGTTATCTGACGATCTTCGCCATATAGGTAGTCAAGGCGTTCCATCATGTTGCCTTTTTTCTTTGACTTTTCGTATGTTGCATCTTTTACAAACTTGCCGTGTGTGTTCATAAGCAACTTAAACTCTTGAACTTCTTTTTGAGATGAATCAACATGGTGGCAGTCTGGTGTAACAATAACCTTAATGCCAAACTCATCTGCAAGTTCAATTAAATATTTGTTGATGTGTGCTTCGTTATGAGGCATAACTTCAATATAGTAATCATCTTGAAAGCGTTCTTTA